CCCGGAGGAAAACGCTGGGGAAACCTTGCGGGTCATGCAGTACAACATTGCCGGATATACACATGACACATCCGTATATCTTCCTGACAAAAATTTGTATAATCTCCGAAAACTCCTTCGCACGGTGAACCCGGATGTGATAGGCTTGCAAGAGGAAAAACAGTACATTGATTCAGCGGAGGCGAAAACCTCTAACGAATACGTTTGGTTTCCCCAATATCCCATTTCGGCAGGTGTTGCTGATGTCGTGATACGCTCCAAACGGCAGATGCACGATAAGGGTATTGTGAAGGCTTCCACGAATCAGTCCATCCGATATGGCGTCTTGACTGTAGGTAGTAATAATGTGCTGATACTATCCCATCATTGCCCATGGCGGTATCAGGGCAATGATGGCGAATCTGCCGCATCTATTGCAGCCAGAAACACACAGATAATTGAGGCGTTCCGTTGGGCGAATGGGCAGATAACATTGAACGATTATCATACGGGAGAAGCAAGGGAAGCCCCGACACACTCCCATGTCGTGATTATGTTTGATTCAAACTGTACCACCGTCACTGACAAAACCAACCTTCAGACCGCCGCAAGCACGTATGGCTATACTCTGGCAAACGGCGGGGAAATGGGCTGGATTTATTCGTGCCTTGATGCTGGGACACTGTACTCGATTGACATTATAGCAGTATCATCTAATGTCATTATCAACAGTTTGGAAGTGTTAGAAAACTGGTATCCTGCTCTATATAGCGACCATTTTCCTGTAGTTGCTGATTTAACTTTGTTGTAAGTGAGGTGTGAGAAATGGCGGTTTATCTTGGTTCCGCACACGGTGACGAAAATGGACGGGCGCACGGCGGTAAAGCTGGCGACCAAACTGGAAATGAACTTTCCGCAAGGCCATATTACAATCACAGTAAAGGGTGGAGGATATTCAGACCGATAAGCAAGGAAAAGGGGCTGGCGATTGCACGGGCCGCAAAAGCGGCTTGTAATAATCCGAATATCGGATATGACCAATGGCAACGATTAACGCTTTATAACGAAGCTCAAAAAGTAGGCTTTGACCTTGCCAAAGTGGCGGTCCCCTGTGAAACTGACTGTTCGGCTCTCGTACAAGTTTGTTGCGCGGCGGCAGGAATAAACGTTCGGAATTTCGATACGTCTACAGAAGCACAGGCCCTTATGGCGACAGGTCAGTTTGAGGAAATTCACACCAAAAATCCTGAACGTCTAAGGGCGGGCGATATACTGGTGACTTTCACGAAGGGCCACACGGAAATTGTGCTGAATAACGGCTCAGAAGTGAAGGATGAACCGCCTGAAAATCCTGGAATGTATCGGGAGATTGTGCTTATACAGGGCGGTTCCTGCTGGGTGAGGACAGAGCCGAATAAAAACGGCAAACAGCTTGGAGCTGTCACGGCGGGTACACAGTTGCCGTATGGCGGGCAGAGTATGAACGGCTGGCACCTTGTCGATTATGAAAACCGTAACGGATGGGTGAGCGGTAAATATTCGAAGGTGGTGAAAGCATGAGTGAGGTGGTGCTTGCGTCTATAATCAGCGGGGGGCTGGCATTACTCGGTGTGATTATTACGGTACTCACCACACAGCGGAAAGCCAGCCAAAAGGTGAATCAGGAAATAACAAAAGTCATAAACGAGATAAAGTCAAGCTCTGAAAAATCGGATGCGAAGTTGGACAAAGAAGTTGCCCTTTTGCGAGCAGAGGTTGACGAACTCATGCGGGAAGTACGGGTGCATAACAATTTCGCACAGCGTATGCCCGTTGTGGAAAGTCAAATAAAAACGATAAACGAAGAACTAAAAGAAATAAAGAAAGAGGTGCGACAATAATGATTAAACAAAACCGATTTCGTAGCTGGGCGTTGTGGACTTCCGTTGCGGGTGCAATTTGGGTTATACTGTCCACGTTTGGAATTGCTGAATCCATGGGGATTTCGGAGGGAACTTTTAAGACCGTACTTGATGCCGTTGGAACGATTTTGATTGCTTTCGGTATCTGCAACAATCCTACGGATAAGGAAAATTTTTAGAAAATTATTGACATGATGCCAGGCCGTGTGGTATAATAGAGGGCGAGGTGATTATGGATGGAGAATAACAAAGGTCGTCAGGTATCCGATTACGCGCTGGAATTTGTGTCTACACGGCTTGACAGAATCAACAAGAGACTTGTCGTCATGCTGGCGGTAGCAATGATTTTGATATTTGTCAGCAATGCCCTATGGCTGTGGGCGTGGATGCAGTACGATTATGAGAGTGAAGTGACCACAACCGAAACGGTTACGGTTGATGGGAAGGACGGTGTCGCAAATTATGCGAATCATGGCGGGAGTGTCGTAAATGGCACAGGTGAAAAGTACGACTACCACAACCAAGCGGAAGAAGCGGACAAAGAAGAATAGCCGAGGAACAAAGAAGCGGAAATGAAAATTCCTGATAATTTGACGGCAACGGAAATTAAAAACCGTATAGCTGACCGTATTGTGGGAAAACACGCAGAACGGAATCGAGAGATATTGCATCGGCGACTTGTCGATGGAATATGTTACGAACCGTTAGCGGAAGAGTTTGCTATGTCAGTGCGTCAAATTAAGAATATCGTTTACGCTGGCGAAAATAAAATATTCAGATAAAAGTTGCACGGAACTTGCCCGTTGGCTTCATGGCCAACGGGTATTTTTTTATATAAAATATTTCCAGATAAAGCCACCGGCTGTTTTGCAGTTTCCATTACAAGATTCTCTAATCATTTTTTTAGAAATTCCTGTTATGGATTCTGCAATATTCACACAGGCATATCTTGCTAAAAATTCGCCAGTTGGAAGATACTGTTCTACCATCTTACTTTTTGTAAGGATTGAGCGGAATTTTGCAGTGCCATAGTTGTTGTTGTATTTTGCCGTACACCATTCGAGATTGTCTGCGCGATTGTTTAATGGATTTTCGTCTATGTGATTTATTTGCGGAAGGTTGTTTGGATTAGATATGAAAGCTTCAGCGACAAGCCTATGTACGAGAAATTTTTTCCTTGATTGTCCAGTGTACAGTGTCACTTGACAATATCCATTGTTGGATACTGAATTCTTTAAGATAAATTCCTCTTGGCATCCGTACTTAGTGCTTTTCCTGAAACTTTTTATATTCCCAAAATTGCTTACTTGATACAGCCCTTCAAATTGTGGAATATCTTTCCATATTTCGCACATATTGACTTCCTCCTTTGTCGTGTGTGAAATTATACCACAATCCTACTGAATTGTCAATAAGAAGGTGATTAAAACGTGGATATATTTTCAGCCGAATCCAACCGGTAGAAATGTCGGAGATTGTGCAGTACGAGCGATTGCAAAGGCCCTGAAAATCGACTGGGAGACGGCTTTCAAACTAATTGCTACAAATGCCTACCGTATGGGAGATATGCCAAGCTCCGATAGCGTGTGGGGTAGCGTGTTGCGGCAAAACGGATTTTATAGAAAATCCATACCGAACACCTGTCCTGAATGTTACACGGCAGAAGATTTTGCATATGACCACCCAAACGGAACGTATGTCTTGGGTTTCGGTGGTCATGTAGCAACAATACGGAATGGCGACCTTTTTGACAGTTGGGACAGCAGTCAGGAGATTCCACAATTTTATTGGTTTAGAAAGGACGAGATAGATTATGGCATATAACAATCCGTTCCCGATAGGGTACCAGCCTGCACAGATGTACTATCCTCAACAGTATCAGCCCTCCACAGGCCCTACAATGCCCTCTGGGGCGTTTTCCCAGCAAAGTGGGGGGATTATATGGGTACAGGGAGAATCGGGCGCTAAAAGCTATCTGGTGGCTCCAAATAGCACGGTGCAATTGTGGGATAGTGAATCACAAACCATTTACCTGAAATCTGCCGATGCGAGTGGTATGCCGAGCATTAAGACGCTCGATTATACGATACGCGATATAAGGCCCGCAAATGCCCCTGTAAGCCCCGCAAATCAAAGAGTGGATTATGTGACCCGGGACGAGCTGAAAGCTCTGTACGGGCGTCTGGAAGCCTTACAGAGCGAAATGGAAGGTTTAACGGCGCAGAACAAGCTGAAAGGAAGTGCGGAGAATGAGTAACCCCCTGTTTGACATGCTCGGCGGCAATAAAAATATTATAGCAAATATCATGTCTATGTTGCCCAATTTCAAAAACAATCCGCTTGGAGCCTTGCAAAGCGCAGGATTTAATATCCCAAACAATATTTACAATCCGCAAGAAATTGTTCGGTATTTGGTGCAGTCGGGACAGGTAAATCAGAATCAGCTTGATTACGCACAAAAAATGGCGAAGATGCTTGGCTTGTAATTAAAGTACGTTTTCGTTCCGGCGCGCAGAACGATTCGTAAATAAAAAAATTTGAAAGGAATTTTTTACTATGGCTCTTAATGATGAAAATGGCGGCGGCATCCCGGCGACCATGCTCGTAGGCCCTGCGACTTTCGGCGGTGCTCAGACCATGCCCTATTATCCCATGCCCATGTGGGGCGGTGGGAATGGCGGCAACGGTATGTTCGGAGGGGACGGCTCTTGGATTATCCTGCTGATTATCGTCCTGCTTGCCGCTGGTGGCGGCTGGGGC